TGTGTTGGATGTTTGTTTTATCTCTATCATCTATGTGTTTATTTAGTAAAACTCTATCTATTTCTTCTGGTATGTCCTTGTCACCATAAGCTTTTAACTTAGTATTTAAATCATTTAAAACATTAGATTCTTCTGTGATTTTTTCTTCTATTAATCTAGGATTAACATTTTGTACTTCCTCGTCAATATCAGTAAATTTTTGCCCAACTAAATTGTCTCTTAAATCACTATTAATTTTTAATTCATTTTTTGTTTTTTCTAAATTTTTATAATTTTGTATATTTTGATTTGATAAATCTTTTTGTTGGTGGGTTAACTTTTTTATTTCTTGTTTAAGTTCTTCTGTATTATAGACATTGGATATTAGTTTTTTTGACCATTCAGAATACATTTTTTTAGCTGTACTTTCTTTTTCTTTAAGTATTTCTAACCCCACAAATCTACTTAATATATTACCTCTTTCAGTTGGTTTGGATTCTATAATAGATTCTATATTAGATGCTGTTGTTAGAACTGTTAATAAAAAATCATTCATTGTACCTATGGATTCTTTTATGAAATTTTCAGTTTCTCTTCTCTGTTCACCTGTAAAGTTTTGTAGACTACCATCAGATTTTTTTTCTAAAAATTCTAAGCTAGTACTGACAGACCAATCTCCTTTTTTTGTTTTTCTTCTTTTTATTTTCCGTATAATAGTAAAATCTCGACCATCTATTTCTACCTCTCCCTGCACAACTACCTCATTTACACCTCTAAACCTATTAAAAATATCTATAGCTTTATTAGATTTAGTTGTTGTATTAAAAAATAAAAATAGTATTAAATCAACTGCTAGTACTGACTTACCACCAAAATTTGGTGGGTTTGAGTCTATTACTGTTATACCCCCTAAAGAATTCACATCAAGATTATTATTATCTCCGAAGGATAAAAAATTAGAAAATTTAATTTTTTTAACATAAACCCTTTTATAATGGGTGTTTATACTCATTTCTTCAGACATCTTACCATTAACTTTCTCATCTAGTCTCTTTAAAAGATTAATGTCCACATCCATGTTATTATTTTCAACAAACTGAGTCATTAAGTTTTTTTGGTAGTTGGTGTCCATAACATTTTGTTCAATGTCTATGTCCAATTCTCCATTATCGTTTCTATCTACAGATTTTGTTAAAACAGTAATATTTCTAGAGTTGTATTTATTTTGAAAGTAGGATTTAACTCTTTTGATTCTTTCTTGAGTAAAATTTTCAGGAATATCTTCCCAAGTTACCTTTATAAATGGATTGTCTAATTCTTTAAAATTCATATATAAAATATGAGCATTTTTTTCTGGAAAATCAAGTATGGGATTTTAAGTTAGTCTTCTTTAGGTGGTCTATTTTCTTCAAACCATTCTACCATAGCATTTATAGCCCAAACTGACCCACTAGCTAACATACCATCAAAAAATATACTAGTATAAGGGATAGTAATTAATTCTGCCGTTGGTGAGAAAAATGCTAGTGAGAAAAAGAATCCAACCCAAGTAGATGTACACATCATACATTGAATTAGGTCACCAAAAAATTCTGATTTTTTTATTAACCAATTTCTTAGGTTTTCAAAAATACTACCAAACACTAATATGTTTGACATTCCATAAGCTGTTAAAATCCAAATAAATATTTCCATAGTTTTAATCGTAATAAGTGTCGTTTAAGTTAGATGACCTCATGTGTTTAGTTCTCCTATTGACGGTAACGTTTTTAAAATGTTCTAACACATCATCTTGTTCTTTTATTTTATTTTTTTGTTCGTTTATTATATTATTTTTTTCAGTTAAATCTTTTTTAAGTTTTTCTAACTCATCAATCAACTGAGTGTCTTTTACTTCTTTAGTTATTATTTTTTCAATTATAACTTCTTTTTCTACCGGTATTTCTTTAATTACTTCTTTTATAACTTCTTTTTCTACTGGTACTTCTTGTATTTGTGATTTGGGTAAAAATGGTGCTATACCGTACTTGTCTAGTGTTAGTCCATCTTTAGCACATTTAACAATAAACCCATCAATATCTTCTATTTCATTTAATTGGCAATATTCTTTAAACTCTTTATGTTGTGTTTTACTAAGCATTTGTTAAAATTTCTTTACCGTTTTCAATATCTTCTATATCTTTTATCTTAAAATTAAGATAAGGTTGGGGATTATCAATATTAAAAAACTTATATTTTTTTGTTTCTACATTATATAATCCGTATCCGTGATTTTTTATACTTTCACCAAAATTCTGATTTATCATTGACCCTACCATATAAGCTTTTTTATTACCTGGTATTTTAAATGTTTGTCTTTTATGTATATCTCCAGCTAATACGACATCACACCCCTCAAATATTTCAACACTATAACCATCTTCAAATTCAAAACCTATATCAGTATATAAACCAATTATTGGTCCGTGAAATAAACCTATTTTATGTTCTTTACAACTTTCTGGAATTTCAGGTCTAGTATTATGTGTTAATAATGAATACACACACCACAATATATTATTGTCTTTATAACATCCTTTATCTTTATAGTATGTTATATTAGGATTATTTAAACTTTCTACTACTGGAGATATAGCGTCCATCCTATCTAGATTATTTTCTAAAAAATCATGATTTCCAATTATGTAAACACATTTACATATTTTTGCGGTTTCTGTCATAAACCACGACATTAAATTTATGAGTTCTGGTGTCATTTGGTTTTTAGAATGGACAAAATCACCGGTAAAAACTATTCTATCTGGTGATAATTTTTCCCACTCTTTAAGTGCAATTTCTAATATGTTTTTATCCCTTAAATGTTGTTTATATAACTTTAAGTGTAAATCTGAATAGTGTATGATAGTTTTAATAGACATTAAATTTCAATTTGTTTTAAACGCATAAATAAAGCTGTTAAAGACATACAAATTACCATTTTAATAAAACCCCCATAAGCTATATAAATTATATAACCTAAAACAGTTAACATTAAAATAATTACTCTCATATTTTTGTATAAATTTAACCAAATTGTATAAAGATACGGAAATCTATCTCTCCACTTTTTTTTGTCCGGGTCTCCTTCATAATAAACTGGTAGTGAATAGGTATTTTCAGGAAAATATCTTACAGTTAACCAACTTATAATACCTAACATAACGGTAGCTAAAAAATTATCTATAAAAAAGTACCAGATAATAATAGCAAATAATATAAAATTTATTATTTTAATTATTTTTTTTTGGTTACTACTAAATAAAGGTTTTAACATTCTCTCATATAAATTTTTTAATGAAGTTTTAGGTTTATCTTGACAGATAACTTCTACTTCATAATCTTCACCATACATTTCTTCTAAAACTTTTACTCTGTGATTGCCATTTATTACATTATATTTTTCTTCGTGTTTATAAACTAGAATATATGAAAAATTTTCTGGTTTATAGCCTTGGGTTTTTATACTTTTTCTTAGTCTACGCCAACTATAGAATATTGATGTTGTTGTTCTTTTACCTACGGTCTTAATATCTTTTAGTTTTACTTTTATTTTTTGTTTACCCATTCTTATTCATTATTTTTAAAATTTCATCTCTAAAATCGTAACACTTCATAATCTTATAAGTTTCATTATTTTCATTAAACCAAACAATATAACAATCACCTATTTCTAATTCGGTATTTCTTTCAACTATTAATTTATAAAAAGATAGTTGTAAAGAGTATGTATTCAATTCACAAACATCTAGATGAGATAAAGGTTCTTTAAATTGTTGCCATTTATTATATTTTTTTATTTCTTTATTGGTTTTCCAATCCCAAATTTCTAATTTTTTAGACTTTTCATTATAAAATAACTGGTCAATCATCCCTGTAATACCCCACTCTTTATCTCCAACTACAATTTCTGCTCTAACTGGTATTAGTTTACCAAAAGATTTTTCATAAAACTCACCAAACATTTTTGTTAGTTTGTTAACAGCTTGTTTACATTCTAACATATTTTCTACACTACCTAAAGCTTCTGTAATTTTATGTTCTGGAAAAGGAAATAATTTATTTGTTAAAAAATTTTCAGCATATTCATGAAAAGCCGAACCTTTTTCACAAGAAAAGTCTGCTTTATATTTCCATTCTTTTAATATTTCTTCTTTTGTAATTCCCCTTTCATCCGCCTTTTTTTGTGACCAATAATCTTTATCAAATGGATGTTTATATTTAGATATTACAGATGTAACAGATTTAGTTCTTACACCATCTAGATAATATATGTGTTCCTTATCGTGAAACTTTATATTATTAAACTTAGCTAATTCTCTAATAATTTTCATTTACAATAATTTTATTTCTTTTAGTCCTTCTAACCCACCTAGTTCACCAACATCTTTATCTTTAGGTAATTTTATCAATCTAATTCTACCTGTTAATTTACCACCATCTAATTTACGGTATAGTTTTTCTGCGTCATTCCACGCATCACCATCTAAACAAATTATAATATTTTTTTTACAATTATCATAGAGTTTATTCCATAATTTATCACTAACATTTTTACCTAGGACTGGTATTGAGTTGTCTACGAAAAACATATCGAATACACCTTCTACCAAATAAACGTCTTCTTCCCAATTTATTTGATGTTCATTAAAAATAATCTTGTCTTTTTCTGCTTCTGGATTTTTATATTTATTTTTGTGTCCAACATATGAACGAGAAACAAAGTAGTTAATATCACCACTTTCGTCAAATGAAGGTACTATAATCCTACCTCTATAATTACCCTCGGTAGTATACCCTAAAGAATATTTTGTTATAATTTCATCACTTATATTTCTTTTTCTTAAATAATTATAAGCCTCTTTGTATGGTATAGTTAATTTATTACCCTTAGTAAAAGATATATATTCGTTAGGTAAAGTAACATCTTTATAGGTTCTTTTTTGTGTTTTTATAAAATCACCACCTATTAATTTCCATGTAGATTTATTTCTTTTATTACCCCACTTTAAAAATAATTTATTTAAAGAACCATGTGTACCGTAGGTCTCCGAACATGCCCAACACTTATAGACCCCTTGATGATAGTTTACCTCAAAATTTCCTTTACCATCACCCCTGTCTAAACCTTTTATGTCATACGAACATACTGGACAATCAAATGAAATTTGTCCTTTGTTTGGGTAGTGTGAATTTATGTCACCTAAAACATCTTGTAATAGTTCTAATAGTAGTGGGTTATCTTCCATGTAGTAAATGTATGGAATTTTTATTGGTTAATCAATTACCAAATGTTTTTTTGTTTCATAGCACCTAACACACAAGTATAAGCATCTGCCATGTCATAATTTTCTTTTTTAAGTGTATTATTACGTGTATATGCCCATGTTAAGTGAGGTTCTCTGTCTGAAACGTGTTGCCAAATTATCTGTTTTTTATCACACCCTACTTCATATTTTCCAAATAATACTTTTCTACCTTTATTATTTTCTGTAAATAAACTAGGAAAAGCAAATTTTCTTGAGTTATATGTTGATATGAATTCTGGGACTATACCTAAAACATCATAGATTACTCTAGTAATAAATGAGTTATATCTCATTAGAGTAGCAACAGTTCTAATATTATTAGAATTAATTAGTGGCTCTTCTATCACTACTTGTGTTATGCCAACTTTAGTATAATCACTTAGTTTATTCTTAAAGTGGTTAGTTTTTTCTAACATTTCTTCTACTTTACTATCTTTAGGTGGTTTAATTTTTGGTGAAAAATGTGTTAACTCTAAAAGTTGTCCATCTTGTAAGTCAAATAAAGCCCACCCTATAGTTTTTGTAGATATATCTAACCCTAAAATTTTAGGTCTATTTCCAATATTTTTCATAATTAAAATATTAGAATTTTAACTTCAAAGTCAAGGTTACTGGTGTATTTTTAGGTTTTTTAATTGGTCTATCTGGTTTTGCTATAGCTAATAATCTATTTTGTGCATCATATAACCCTATCTCTGTTATAAAAGTAGATGTTACATCTGATAAATCCCACACTTGATTTACTTCACCAAAAGGTGTCATAAATTGTATTCCAGTATCACTACCTCCAGCTCCATAATAAGGTGCATCTGCACTTGCTGCCGTTTGGTTTTCTGTTATAAAGAATTCACCGGAATTGGCGACAACATTAATAGTTAACAATATTTCTCTTTCAAAAGAATAATAAGTACAAGAACCAGATGTATCTGCCGTAAAAAATACTTGGGTAAATGCTGATTCTGCACCAGTGTAACCATAGTCAATTGTAGTTGCACTTGTACCAGAAGCTGAACCAGAATATAAGAAATTTTGTACTATTGTTGGGTCTGTTAGAACTATAAATCCTTTGTCTAAGTAACAAATTCCTACTGGAACATCTTGTGATTGTGCATATGCTTTAGGTGTGTTAGATGAAGATACTGTGTCGGTAAATCTAAAGTTATCTACACCACCATCAGTATACCCGTTAGGTATTACATCTTCTTGCCAACCACTAGACCAGCTTGTTATGGTAGTTGTTGTAGAGGATAATTGTGGACCTAAAATTTCATCTGTAAATAAAAATGCTATATTTGTGGAATGCATACTAGGGTCACCTTTCACATTTTCATCTCTTATAGATGGGTTACCAAAATATTCACCATTTAAAGAATTATCAGATGAAAATGGTTCTGGTTCGTAATAAGAACTATAGAAATCTAAGGTATTACCAACTTCACCCCCACGGTATGTTCCACCCATAGGTAATGTTAGTTTAATTGTCCTCCCATCTATAAGTTCACCATAGGTGTTAACTCCTATATCAACAACAACTACGTTCTCTTGACTTAGACCACTAAAACCACTTCTTACCCAAGAAGACTCAAATGTTTCACATTGTGCTGAAGTTGTAGGGAGGTTAAATGATGAGAATAAGTTTGAGAAGGGTCTTCCATTAGAAGGGTCTCGTTGTACTGCTGTAAATGTTAGTGAAGTACCTGTTGTAGTAGTCCATCCATTCCCTGACCAAGGAACTAATGTAGTTTCTATAAATTTTTCGTTTGCTGATATTCTTTTAAGTTTTCCCATTTTAATTCCAATTTTTATAATTAGCTGAATTAGTGTTTGTATCTAAAGCTAAGGACGCTCTACCTGGAAAGTAAAGTTTTATCATGTGAAAAGGGCTAGCTTCACCCATATTATTTCCATTACTTTGTACTCCAGGAAAAACTGTTCTTTTTGTTAGTTTACCATTACTAGGGTAATCAACAAACATTATTTTACCTTTATCAGGTGAACTCATTACTGATAAATATTTAGATGTTTTAAATCTAGCACTATACTCACCAGGTGTACCAAAAAAATCCATTCCGTTCCCTCCTGTAGATACTATATCCTGGTATCTATTTCTACCACCTTTTATAGTTTGCATGTCAAAGTATTGAATGGGTATTTTACCCACTTTACCACTATTTTCAGTGTAATTACTATTCTGTCTGTACCAATTTAATGCTTTTACATTCATAATTTTAAATTTCTTGTCCTGTTATTACTTTCCTAAATAAAGCATCCCCCGCACTTGTTGTCCAAGTAGTGGAAGCTCCTGAAGCGTAACCAAATCCTCTAGGGTCTGGTGAAAATGATGTTTTAGTTTCTCCTGCAGCACCATAAAACTTAAATTCTGCGTCATCATATATTCTATAATAATTTTGTGAAGAAACAGTATTGTACGATACTGAGTCAGTAACAGCCTCTTTATTAAATTTAAATCTAACGGTTACTTTACAAGGTGCTGCACTAGGTGAGTTTTGGGAATATACTGTCCATGTTACTGGTATAGATATGTTGTAGTGGTTAAGACTAGAACCACTTAACCCACTTCTAAAACCACCACTATAGGTATCTGTTCTCCAAAAATTGTTATTTTGTGATGCTACACCAACGAATATTTCGTCAGCCATTTTCATCATACGTGTACTTAGGGTGTAGTAAGGTTCAGTTTGTGCAGCAACTCTTCCAGAATCTATACTTATTGCATTATCTTTAGATGGTAAAATACTAAAATAAGGACTAGCTCCTCTTAAACCATTTTGATTTATGTTCCAGTTAGATGTGTATTCTAACCCGCCAACTAATAACCCAAAAGTATCTGAAGGATGAGTAGTTTTAGTTATATTAATACCTTTAGCTTGTTGCCCATTTATTTCAATATATTTACCTTCTTCTTGACTTAATCTTTTCATTTTTATTGGGTAGTATGTTGGGGATACATCATTACCTTTATTGATGTTTAATACTAACCTTGCTGTAGGTAACGTGGCTGTGATATTAGCGTATCCCTCATTTTCTAAGTTCTCAGCACCCACACTTGTTTCCATATCCACACTAGAAACAAACCCCATAAAAGTATTTGTGATGTCTATCATGTCAGTTGCCCAACCTGTTTGTTTATTAGACATATCAAATGTTGGGTAAGGTGCTACACTATTTTCATCCCAATTATTTATACCACCACAATTTAAATAACCCATACTAAAAGCTTCGAAACCTATACCTGCAGAACCAGAACCTTTTGTATATCTAGTTCTTTCATTATTTAATGAAGGTGAAAATACTAAAGAAAATGGAGATGCTACATTTAATCCTTTTAGGTAGGTACCATTAAAATTAATACCCATATTTTCACCCCTAGTCATAAACGCTCCACCAGCTAAAGCTAAACCATTAAAATAACTATAGTCTTTCATTGGTACTAACTTAACATCTTCACTTCTAAATTCTGCTCCAGTATATACTCTGACACTATCCCAAAAATCTAAATATTGACTAATACCGAATTCAGATAAGTCGTTAAGAAAAGAATCATAATCAGAATTAGTTAAAACATTTAAAGTATCTTTAAAATAATTGTTAAGACTTTCCTCAATAGTTGTTGGGTTAGATGATAGTATATCTTTATGGTCTGTTATATATTTCGAAGCTAATAATTTATTTAATACAAAATAGTCGTGAAGATATACATCTATTTCTACATTATCTCTATAATATTTAACACTACCATTTGTTGTTTTAACACCTACAGCTACATATGTTGTTTCATTACCTCTAATATTAATAGCATTAGTTTCAGGTGTTGCCCATATTATATTTTTTTGTTTATAACCATTATTAACTTGTTTTCTAAAATTTATTAGATTACCTGTAGGGTATGGAATATAACCTAATTGTGCAGAATCATTAGTCGTAGCGTTAGTATCTGCATGTTTTTGGGAATTTCTGTAGTCTATATCAGCATCTGAAATAGCAAATTTTTCAAATAATGAAGTTAAACTCTTGCTTTCTAAGACCCGTCTACGTCCCTCATCAGTTAATTGTAACTCTAATGTCGTTGTTGTTGCACTCGTTATATATGCCATTTTTTTATTCTCTTATTATATAATTATCTCGTTAAACGATTTCTTTTAATTTAAATACAAGTCATACAATCTCCATTACAAGGTGATTCTTTACCCATATATTCACATAACATACAAAAAACATATTCATCTTTACAATATTCAAATATGTTTTCTCCGTTATTACCCAAACATTTTAAAAAACTATTTAAATCTTTTACACCCACTATACCATCACCATCAAAATCCCCAATTAATTCATTATTTGTACTTTTATTACCCATTAAACTTAAAAAAGTTTTAAAGTCATTTATATCAACATACCCATCTTGATTAAAATCTGCACATATAGTGCAGTAAGAAGGAAAATAAGTAGTGACTGACATACCCATGCTCCAACAACTACTTTTCATACCAGAAGACGGTATTTCTACTTCTTGGTGTTTTACGGGTGGTTTATATGCTGACCACAAAGTAGATTGTACATAGTCACTACCAATACTACTATTATAAAATTTAATGTTACCTTTCTTTATTTCAAATTTAGGTCCTTTCATTACAGAGGAAAGAGTTCCATAATCACCTGAAAGTACTAAAGGATTACCACCTCTAGAATCTGGTAAATCATAGAAACAAGAACCAGTTAAAGCACTAACACTTGTCCCTGTTACACCACAATCACCTGTAACTGATATATTATCTACACAACTACCGTCACCCACAAATCTACGATAATCAATATCTGAATCTGATAATCCAAATTTTTGAATGGCGTCTAATAGACTGACTTGGGATGTGAGCACTGCTTTTCCGTAATCTGATAGATATAGTCTCATCGTATTACCGGATAAAGAATTGTTATGTATATTTAAAAATGCCATTAAAAATCAATAGTTATTGTAAATTGTTGAGTCCCCGTTCTTGTAATAGGTGACTGCAATTTAGCAATAGCCATTAAATCTGGATTCCCATTTTCATTATCAAATAAACCAATTTCAGTTATTCTAGCGTTTGCTGCTGGTAAACTAGGATTTGCTGCGTTATAATCCACCCAAGTAGGGTTGGTTGATTGTGTATACTGATTATTACCTAACTGTACTACGTGTTTCATTTCATATATTGTTGCCATTATATCAGTAGCTAAACTACCGTAGAAGAAATATTCATCACCAAATTGTAAGTGTGTTGGTTGTGTCGAACTAGGAATATTTATAAAATTATCTAAGTTATATGAAGTCATCGCTGACCAAAAAGGACAAGTTGCTGTACTACCTGCAGTGTAATCTTCAGTTATATAAAACGTGTGACCTACTAGTTGTGAAGCGGAAATTTTATCACCTACAGTATGGTTTGTTAATTGTGCTGTCACATCTCTGTAATACCAATTTGCTGGGTTTAGTGTATTACCATTAGGAACTAATTGTGTTAGTATATATACTTCTGTCGCTGTAAACCCGGTACCCAACTCATCAGTAATTAAATAAGGAAATTCCCTACCTAATGTAAAAGCTACATCAAAAGCATTTTCTCCTGGTTCTTTTGTTTCTTTAACATAGTAATTACAATGTAATCCTGTCGTCATACCTGTATTAATCAACATATAAGTTATATAAAGAGTATCCCCGTCAAATTGTACGGCACCATTAGTACATCCTGTAGTACACATAGTACCAGCTGGAAATTTTTCTGTTTTAGGAGCTGGTAGTGTCCAACTTCTATTAGATTTATACGACATTGCTGCTAATAATTCTTCATCATCAATTACAACCATTTTATAATCAGGGAATACTTTACCAACTCTATTAGGTCTAGTTGTACCACTACCAGAATTATCGTCCCATAAATGATAATACCTTAATCCATCATCATTCATATTAGGGTTTAAGTTGGATTGCATTAGATGTGGTTGTGCACCAACAGGAAAAACGTTAAATCCAGCTGGGTCAACATAAAAAGTTTGGCCGTATACCGTTTCATCACCCATACCAGTACCAACACCTGAACCCGTAGTACTTGTTTTTTTATGCCACATTAACCAAGGTAAATGCATTTTAAAATTACGTGCTTCACCTATTGTAGTTGCTGGATTATATCCTTGAGCTTCTAAAGCAAATTTCTCACCATAAAAATCTGTTGTATTTAAATTTGTATAATGTATAAATCCAGCACATTTTTGTTCTGATGGTTTAACACCTCTTACATTACTAAAAGAATCATAATACCAAGTACCACAAAACATGTCTTGATAATCGTCATATGCTGTATCACTAAATGTTTGTCCATTGTCACTTTCTAAACCAAAATACTCTTTAGAACCTGAATACCCACTAGAACCATACTCATTAACACCTTCATAAATACTAGTATCTACACCAGCTACAGTGTGTGTCCAATTAATATTCATATTCCATATTTGTGCATCAAATTGTGAAACATCACAACAACTATTAAAAGATAGTGTATCGTCACACCAATATGTTGATGTATTAGCTGTAACATATATACTGTCAGTTGTCATAGGGTCAGCTGATAGACCAGGATAAACCCTTACCCTAGCAAAAGTTTCAGCGGAGTATGATTGAAATGCTAAATTTGCACTGTTATTAAAATCAGCTATATCTCTATCTACTGTTAGTGTTATAGTAGTACTTTGTTGGTCGGCTGCTACACCTCCATTATCTAAAACTTGGTAAAACAGTGTAGGTGAGGGTGCGTCACAGTTTAACTCAAAACAGCTTGTACCACCCGATAGTTGGTAAGTTACGGAAATTAAATCTCCTGGTTGAGGGGTGTAGTCTATACCATTAGAAGAATAACATTCGTTAGGGAAAAGACTTGTTGTACCAGCACTTAAAATTTGCATGGTTGCTCCTCCAGTCATAGCTGAAGTTGGTGTTACCCAATTTGAATTTAGTACATACTCAAATCCTACTTCCGCACCGAAGTTACATCCTGTTCCACTAAAAAATCCTCTTTGAGCTGCTGTATTGTAAACCTCCTCAAATCCTGGTTGTGGTATTGTTGGGCCAAACGTATCACCACTAGCTATACCGTCTTGTAATGGATATTTAACATGACCTTTATTTTTTGCTGGAAAACCTAAAAGATTTTGTGCGTTATGTTCAGCTTGTAAAATATGTGTGCCCCTAGCAAATGGTAATGAATTTGTATAACAGTCATAACAAAATTCACTGTCTCCAATTTGGAATAGTCCTATATTTAATTTACCTTCTGATAATTTTTTCCTACCAGCGTCTGTTAGTCGAGCTACGATAGCTCCTTGTGTACTGTTTTTAACTATATAACTCATAATTTTTCTCTTTAATCATAAATACCTTTTATTTTAATTTGTTCACTTTACACTTTATTAATAACCACCACCCGAAGAAATACTTCCACTTGAAGAACTTGGGGTTATGGTTAAATTGTTATTTGTTACTGGTGAATAAAATACATTTCTATCCATAACAAAATTTATTGTGTCAGTTTGTGACTCACTTGTAATTGTTTGTCCACCAATTAATGGATAATACCTCCTTATTAAAACATAATAATAATAACTATCTACATTAGGTGGTAAGAGTGTAAATTCCCTAAACATATTACCTGTCATATCAACATCAATTGTTTCTGTAAGTTCTTGTACCAAATTTCCAGTAGAATCAAAAAGTCTAACTATTATTTCTTCTTCTAAATTATTATTTTTTACATAAGTTACAGGGATTACTGGATTTTTTGTTATCGGCATTGATATTACTTTATAGATTGTTTTGTAAAATAATACTATAGTATCACCACTACTATAAGTGGATATATCATTTAATAATTGTATCTTAGTATCACTAAATTTTCTATAATCTTTTTCGTCGTATTGTAAAACACCATTTATTGCTAATGTTACTGCACCTACAGATTGTTTTTCTAAATTAATGTAGTAGTATCTATTTTCTTCATATATATTTTCTGTTGTATTTGTACTAACTGTTTCTGGGATTTCAACGGACTGTGTGTATGCACCACCTTGTGTGTCGTACATAAATTGAAGGTCATCTCCATTCTGTACTGTTTCTGGGTGGAATATGACACTTCTAGTATTTTCATAAAAATAGTAATCACCATAATCCGTTTGTGCGTCACCACCCACATTATAACCATCAGGTACTGTAGTACCACTTCTACCTTCTTTTAAAATTACACCATTAACACTAACTACCGGTCTACTAGCTACTGGTGACTCTAGATTATAATAAAAAGTCGCAGAACTGTAAGTGGTTGCGGTAGTATCAGGTAAATCTCCTGAACCACTAATTAATTTATAATTTTCAATTCTTAGTATTGGGTTACCTGTAACTGGAACATCAAAATTATCTAAAAATAATTGTGGAATTGGTGGATTCTGTATTAAAACCATATAAAAATCAGTACCAGCATCTATGTCGGTATCCGTTGGATACTCTGCTGTATCTACCCACGTATCAGTTGTTGACTTTTTATCTTTATATAAATAACTAGGTCTAATAATAAACTCCCATGAACTATCTGTGGATAAACCTGAGAAAGGCATAAAGGTTTCAGCACTAAATATTATAGATTTAACATCACTATCCATATAAGCTGGCATCGTATCAAATATAGCTTCATAGTCCGCTAATGGAGCAACTTGTTCTGTTTCAAATATATATGGATATACCCTAAATTTAGGGTACATATTTTCAAAAATCATATCTTGATTGTTACCACCAAAATAAAATTGTAGATTTTTACCTTTATCATTTTCTAAATTATAGACTTCTAAAGCTGGTCTTCCACCTATTTCTGTAGATATTGTGGTTGTTGGTCTACTTAATCCATTAATTGTTAGTGAAGGATTAGGCATAGTTTGTAAAGACACATTAACTGTTGGTCTAACCTGTGGTACTCCTTTTTGAGTGGTATTGTATTTAGGCCTACATTTTGTATTATTTATGTTTACTGTAGTTGCTGTTGAAGCTGTAATTCCTACAGTAGTAGTTGGTCCATTATCTACACCACATATAGGTCCTTCCATATATTCATTAAATGAATTACCTGTAAATTGCATGTGATAAAATCTTGCATCATCTTGGGAACTACTCCAAAAACCAATTTTTCTTGAACCTAGGAATTTACATAGTCCATAATTATCTGCCCATTCTGGTGCAGAATCATTATTACCTACCCATGTAGTTTTATCTAATAAGTTAAAATCTATAGTATAATCTGAATTAAATGGATTTGCGTCACCATTACCTTTTGTAATGGCACCCCCAGATACATTTGCCATTGTATCGGTAAATTCTACTCTAAAAAATTGTCCGTAATCACCGTACCTATTACACCTTACTCTAGTAGCTCCCATAGAACTCCAATTTGTTCCACTAGTAAATGGTGTTTTAGCACCTGTATTACTGATAATTGTTGTGATACCAAAATCTGGTGCTGATGAAGTACATCCTCCATTACAATTTCTAAATTTAGGGGTATTATACTTACTCCAAGCGTAAGCGTCTTGTCCATAGTTGTAGACAACATTTATTCTGTCACTACCTGCTGTCATTACAACGTCTATAGTATATGTAACACCAGTAGGTCCATATTTACCCCTATCATCTCTAAATGACGCTATTGTAAACGCTATTGTGTCATCATCCCCAGCACCTGACCTAAAAGTAAATTCCCAATTATAGTTATAATAAGAACATAAACTTTGTTTACCTGCAGGAGCACTATTATTACCACTAGTAGTATATAATTGGGATGAACCTCCTTCTAAAACTATTCCAGTTGCAACAGCAACGGTACCTCCTGAATTAACTGAAAAATCATTAGACGTAACATCTTCAATAGTTACACCGTATGTAATACCTGTTAAACCACTCACAGCTACCGGACTCCCAAATATACCATAATCATCTCTAGGGTCTAATGTTCTCCAGGCATATCCTGCTCCTTGTGCTGGCCACCAGTATAGATATTTTTCAATTACTGTATTATAATAAAATTTACCTATATTAGCTGCACTTGACGCTAAAGTAACCGGACCTAAATCACCACCTTCTGTCATATCAATAGCTGCTTCACCTAAATACCAATCAGCACTTGTATCAGTTAATCTACTTGCTGTTGTTCCCGTATAAAACCAAACATATGGATTACTACTATAAACTTTACCATCTTTAGCTAAACCAGTATCATAATATTCTGTAACACTACCACCACCATTTGGTCCCCATCCAGCGAGAAATCCTTGGTCATAGGGAGCATTAGGTACGTATGGTACCCAAGATATTGTTGTTGAGGATAGTGTATTTAGATTCCAACCGGCCGTACTCATTCCATTATTACCGTCATTATAATTATATGGTGTACATCCACTGTTGTCTGGTGCAAGATTTGTATTCATAGGTCTATCTTCAATAACACTAACTGTATATACACCATTAGTGATAGAAGAAAATGTATGTGTCGTATCTGCTGTTGTACCATAATGTGTGTCCACAACTCTACCATTTTTAACTAATTCGTATCTAAAACTTGAAGTTGTTGTGGTAGAATCTATAACACTTATTTGACCTAGTTTATTAGTGTTTAAAACACAGTCATCATTTGATAGATTTGCTTCAATAACTGGGACTGTAAATCCACTTATTTGTAGTTCTGTACTACCTGTATTACCTATAGAATCTGTTATGGTTGCCTTATACCAACCTTCACAAAGATTTATAATATCAAAAGTATCAGCAGTATAACTACCACTACTACCTGACCAACTAACACTATATGGTGGTATAACACTTGTATTACCAGAAACGTCAACAGACCATATTTGTCCATTACATTTACTACTTAATGTGTGTTCCACATTATAGTTAATTAACATTATGTCTCCGTTTGATGTTGCTATTGCCATTACTATTTTTTATTTTCCTTTACAAGGTTCTTTTTCACTTATGCATCTGCCCACACTTTCACACCAATAATAACCAGGTTTACACAAACCTGAATCCTTAATATTAAGATATTCTAACTCACTAATTTTATCAGACTCCTCTACATATACATCATCGGATAAATCCCTACCTGGTTCGTCCTCTGGGTCTGATTTTGATGGTTTAACTGGTCCACCACCTTCATCAATTACTACTTGGGTACAAAGTTTTACACATTCTTCAAATGAGGTAAATCTTCCATTTGGGTCTTCAAAACACAAACCATCTTTACAACTATATCTTATAGTTTGTATACCCTCATCACCTGTGTAATAAATACCACCACCAGGATTTGTAAATATGTTAATGTTTACATTATCTTCTAATTCATCTGGATTTCTTGGTCTACCACTAGGTCTGCCTTTTGGTTCTATACCTCCTCTATCTTCTCCTTCTACATATGGTGGTTTTTTAGGTTCTGGACCACCTGGTCCTGCCGGTTTACCACCACTAGAAGATACTTCTTCACCACCATAAAGTGTATTGGTTGCGGGTGTACTTAAAATTTGTGGTCTTAAATTATTTATAACTTGTTCTATGTAAAGATTGTCTGTTGCACAATCACCAACTAGATGAGCTCTACAATTATTATTTAGAGAAAAACAATATTCTTGTGCATTTTTTAAACAATCGTTACATTCTTTAGTTTCTAAATCGTGAAATATATTTGTTATACCGTATATTGGGTCTAATTTTAAACTACTAGCTAGTTCTTGTCCACATTGACAGTAATATTTACATTTAGTACTATTTGATACTACTTCTGGTTCTGGATTATAGTGAGAAAAAGCAGAAACAATGTTAACATCTTTTCCTTTTATATTTAATTTTCTATTTAAATTAACAACTTTCCAATCTGCTGGTGTAGTTTTATGTATAATATCGTAAGTACTAGCTACTTTTGTTCCAGAACAAGGTTTGTGGAAACCACAATCGGGTGTGATGACTATATAATGTAATAAAGTATTACCATAATAATTTTTAAAATTATTAACTATAACATATGACTGGGACAATTGTGGAAAATTAAAATCACATTTTCCACCATATTCATGACTATTATAAGTCGGTATATAAAATGAGAACAGACCATTTTCTTTCATACCGGTCATTTTAGAGTTGGATTTATCACTCAAAACATAGTCTTTGATTGTATTATTTTCAATCATTGTTTGCCAATTGTTAGATGGTTTTTCTGTGGTTATGTCCCAAACTAATTTATTGTCTGGTGCACTACTATCTAAGAAATTTAAACTACCAAAAGTGTTTGTGCTAACAAAAGGTATTTTTATATTACCACATTCACTATCTGATAGATATAAACTACCATCTAGTTCTATAGTTCTTGTTATATCACCTACCTTATAATCAAATGGTAAAGATTTTTTAGTTGAGTCGAAGAATAATTTTTTACTAACAACACCATTTGATGCTTTAATACCTCTGTAGTATGGTGATTCAAGAGTATTACCACTCATATCTAATCTATGTCCAAAATTTATATCTATTGCTGTCGCACCACCAGTTAAGTAATAAAATCCACCTTTAGAAGTTGTGTTCCAAGCTGTTTCATATTTTAACTGTATAGTTTGTCCGCTTATTAAATTTATTAAACCAGTATCCAATGTAACAGGTATTTGTTTATGGAATATTGTGGATGATGTCATAGAACTTAACACACAACTATTTGTACCACTAGTTGTCATATCATTTTTGTCAACATCTAATGTTAGGTATGCATTTGCAAAACCGTCTGTTTGTCTACTTCTAACAACCTTAAATTGTGTTAATGTTGTACCTGTGCCACCTGTAGAGGAACCACGTACTAATGAAGCTGTAAAGTTAAAGTTTAAAATACCTGTATTAGCTGGTGCATCACCACAAATATATTTTTCTCTACCTGATTTACAATCTCTATATTTTTCACCAGCATTAAATTTAAAATCTGTATCGGTAGCCACTACTTCTTTTTCACCGTCACCCGCTTGAATTATTGAGGTATTTATAAGTCTTTTTATTTCGTAATCGTTACTTGGATAATTTCCTGTAAAACCTGAAGGATATGCCTTTTCAAGATATTCACACCATTGGCTGTCGGTATATTTTATATTTAAATAACCTTTATATATAAACCTATAAACACCACTGGTTATCGCTGAATAAGTTAAATAATTATCCACATCTGTTTCATTAAAAATTAATGTACCATTATTCCTACCATAAGCTTGACTAAATGCGTAAGGTCTATACTCTAGAGTGGTATCCCCGATTAACTTCATTTTTGTTTGTCTTTCTATATTACTAATTGGTACGACCGTATTAGCTGTAAATGACGCTCCACTTAAATGTAAATCATAGGTTTTATTAGGTATATTTGCATCACCTGTAGTAGCAGTAAATCCTGTATATAATTCTTTTTCATCTTTTTTATCATATGTTGTAAAACAAAAATCAGTAACAGTATTTGCACTAATAGGTGCTATGGTATATAATGGGGTTAGAATATCATGTGCTTCTGGAGTGTGGTTTGCTCCAACCATTGCACCCTTTTCTGGGTGTACATGATAATAACCTATATATTCTTCTCCACTTGGTAGAAGATATTCGTTTCCAGAAGTATATAGTCCTTTTTCGGAACCTATTTTTTGTGGTCCTACTACACACTCTTTACTAGGACAAATAGTTATGGTGTTAATATCCCCATCAACCGTATAAGTAAATCTTATATCTGTAAAAGTATTTAAAGAACTTCTATTAACCCATTGAGAAATTCTAGAGTATGTTCTAGGAATGTTTTGTACTTGTCCTTGACTGTTAATTGTGGGATAAGTTTCAACACTACCTATTTGTTGGTTTTTTAATTTTTCACTGAATGCTTTTAGTTGTGTTTTTGTTGCAAATTTTAATGAGTAACATTTATCAGCATCCACAAAAAGTTCATTATTCTGTAATTCTTGTGCCCAGTTTAGTGGAAAAACGTATTTACCATTTTTAAATACTTTTCTACTTTCTTTAATTTCATTATTTTCTACAAACCTAGAAACATTATACGGTATTTCTATTAAATTATTACTAGGTAAATTTACATCTTCCAAATTAACGTTAGGTGTCAATGGATTTTCTACAGCATAAACTCTACTACTAATTAAATCTAATGTTTCAGGTAGACAATTTTGTGGTGTTAATTGTTTCTTGTAATCATATATTAATTCTCTATCAGCTAAATCTTTTGGGTGTAGGGTTAGGTAAGTTGTTTCTAATTTTATTTCCTGTGGTGGTGTGGTAATTTGTTTTACCGGTTCTATACTTATTATATCACCTTTTATTATTTTATTCTCATCTAAATTAACTTTAAAATCTAGTGAATGTACATATTGCCCACAATTCTCTATGAACATATCCATATCAAAAGAAAGGTTATGTATTGTATTTTTTCTAAATGTAACACCTGGAATTATCATTTGTAATGCATGAGCCTTACCACCTACAATTTTACCAAATGATTTAATACTCCCACTATTTGGGTTTGTACTAAAATAGTTTCTATGACTTAGGAAAGCTCCTGCCATCCCTCCTTGTATTTTTTCAAACCCAAAATTACCTTTAGAATTTCTAAAAACTTCTAGTATTATAGGTGTTCTTTTTAAACCTATAAATTTATTTATATTATAGAATTTTAATAATTTTTCATCAAAGTATAAAAATACTCTTTGTACACCATTTTTAACTTCTACTATAACATCTACTGGGTAATCAGTATTATAAATAAAATGAAAAGATGCTCTTTTGTTAATAATTTCAGAGGGCACTCTACTATTAACATTTCCAGACATGAAAAAAACAAATTTTATTTCATCACCTAAAACCCTTAAATCTACTTTTGTTCTATATACTTTTTCCACTATATTATTATTTAATATCCTCCACCACCACCGCCTGAGGAACCTCCACCACCATAAGAACCACCTCCTCCACCACTAGATGAAGAACCAGCACTTGATGTACCACCCATACTAGATGAATAACTAGTTGTGGAAGGTGTACTTATCCCCGCTGCACCACCACCAGATGGTGATGATGATGTAGTAGTCGGTGCCGATGGGGTTGTAGGACTATCACTACTATTTAAATTATAGGTTTTTAACCAACTCAATCCTTTAGTGCCAAATTCTTTTAAACCATATATACATAAAAGATTATTCGTACTACCTTGTTTTGTAAAGGTTGGTTTTGATTGAAATTTTCTTTTATTAGTGTTAAATTCTTGAGCTAGTATTTTTGCTTCTTTAACCACTAATTGACTTCCTGAAATTAAAGACCTTTCATTTATATCATAAGATGAGGCGTATGTTGATACTGGATTAGTTGTGTTACCTGTAAGTATGTTATTATAATAAGTTGTATTTTCTTGGGGAGCTGCAGGAGGAGCGTTAAAACTCATCATTCTTGCCTGAAATTGAGGTGCTGGGAATGATGTATATCCTGTTGGATTTACTGTGAATTGACCTGTATGAATACTACTAAGTGGTGTACCGGACATTGAGTAACATCTATAAACAAACTTGTCTCTATGAAAATCTGAATTTTCTACTTTAACACCACTAGTCCATAAAGTGGTAGCTGGCACCATTTGTTCAATTATTCTTATCCAGTAATCCCCCATAGATTGAGCATAATCCACCATTTTGGTGTAAGTATACTTATTATTATCACCACAACTTTGGTTTAAATAATCTAAATACATCTGTTGTAACACGGGATACCCACCTGTTTTACCATCATTAATGGTCATTCTATTCTTAACGTCAATAAAATATTTCCAAAAATTATCTCTAAATAATTTAAAGTCTAATTTTTTAGCGTTTATTTGTGGGTTAGTAGCATCCCAAGTACCTCCACTTGTTGGGTATGGTGGTGGTAATGTTCCACCACTAAACATACAATTATAAAGACTAGATTGTCTCCAAACATCGTATGTTAATCCTTGTCCTATGTTTAGGTTTAAATCAACATTTTTAACATTTAGAATTAGTTTTTCATTACTAGTTTGGTAATAAGCACTTCTCCAGTACCTATCATTAAAACTATATTTTCTCGTTTCATTCTCCGCAATACATTTATTGTTTTGGAACATTTCAATGTACCTAATTCTACCCATAAGCATTTTTCTCCATTTCGGGTGTGTCTGTGCTGCGGTTAACTCTTCAAATTTTTCAATTAATTTTTCTTTTTGACTCTGTAATTGTCCACAATTAAATCTAAATACCTTATTTTTAAAACCTGTTTGTTCAAAATTACCAGAAGGTGCAAAAATACCAATGTCAGCTTCTATATCTGGTCTATATATATTTTGTCCTATTTCTACCCAAGATTTTTTATCATCTATAATTCTTTCTAAACTATATCCTAAATACATGTGTGGGAATCTTCTAAATCTGTCTAGATAAGGAGCTTTTGGGTCATTTGAAAATTGTCCTGTTGTCCAAAATCCACCCCATGTAAATTCTCTAAATTTAGTTACAACGTTAGGATTACAACCACTTAGCGTTGAGTCTTGTTGGTTTATAATTAAGTCTGATTTATGTTCTTCAGTTCTTTCGAACCAACCAGCTCCTCTTTGGAAATAGAAATTATCTGTTATCCTGGGAACTTTAGGGTAACCTTCACTAGTTATAGGGTAATCGCTAAGTGTGAATGGGTGTGTTGTTGTACCAGTAACATATGTAAAAGATGAAAATGGTATACTATATTTAATTGTTTTTGTTTCGTAGGTACCACCTGAAATAAATGACCAATTATCATAAAATTTATTTATGTTTATTTTAGCATCTGCTAAAACTACATACTCATTAAATTCAACTAAAGCTTCAGGTGCTCCTAATAATCCAAGTAAAAACTCTATAGATTTTCTAGTTCCTTTCGACTTAAATAGATATCCAGTATTAAGTAATATTCTTCTATACAACTCAATATCTAGTTCTGCTGGTGTCATACTAACACTAGTCCCTGAATATTCTGGAACAGAAACTCCTAATACATTATTCAAAAAAGTATTATTATTTAAAGTATTTGGTGTCGACCAACCTAAAGTTCTAGCAAAGTTTTTAATTAATTCATTAGGTATATTATTTTTACCATCATATGTTACATTAGTCATGTAAGCTATACCGTCAACAAATAATTTTATATCATCGAAGCTTCTTCCATATATTTGTAAAGTTTTTTCTACTTTTTGGTCGGAGGTGTCAAATTCTTTAAGTACTGGTGATGTTAAAAATCTAGATACTAAATTAGTTTTTTGTATATCTAATTCTTGACCTAAATCTGATAATTCAGTTAAATAATTAGTGTATGCATTTGTACTAACATCAATATTAATAGCATCTTGTTTAGGCCAAGTAACTAAATTATCACTATAGAAAGTTCCACCCATACTAGATTCTTTTATAAGCCTAAAATTAGCTGTATACTCTGGAGTAACTTCTCTATTCATTAAAAATCTTTCTACATAATCAAAATTTTTGAATACGTCGTCACTTTCTAATTTGTTAGGTTTTACAAAAAAAGTATCTGTTGTACTAGTATTGTTTATAAATGGGTTACCCTCTACTGTAAAAGTTAAAAATCCTGTGGTTACTGTTTGGGGTTTAAAGTCTATTATCTTATACTCTAGTGCATTTATTTCTCCTCCTAAAGTTAAAACATAATTTTTATATTCCGTAGTTAGATTTCTTAATTTTGATACTGTACCATCAGCAACTTTAATTAGAGTATCTGAGCCATACCCAAACATTTCTAAATTATTTAAAATTTGTTCTTTACTAATAGGTGTATTTAATAACTCTCCGTTTGATGTGAATTCTATAACAAATGGATTTGATATATGGTCTACATTAACATTAAATGTAGTTTGATTCGTACCTATGTCGTAATTTATATTATAAGCTGTAGTATTTCCACTTTGGTTTAATGAATTTACACCGTCAATAAATAAAGCTGCTGGAAAAAAATTAATTATATTTTGAGTTGCAACACTTAATCTCTTTTTTAATGAGCCGTATAAAACTAATTCAGCTATATTACTAGTATCAGTATTTATGTATACTTGGTAATTATTTTTCGCAAAAGATTGTGCTGTTTTTAAATCACTAAAATCTAAAGATTCCAATGTAATTGGTTTAGAGAAACCTTCTAAAACTTGGTTAGTGGCTACACTTCTAGTATATTCTTGACTTATAGAAAAATTACCCATGGTCATCTGTGATGAACCATCGGTTATTTGATTACCAACTAAATTATCACTAAAGGTATCTCCTCCGTGTCCTGGTGCTGGTGGATATCTAAATCTATTACTAGCCATAAGTTGTTAAACGTTTATTGTACTAAATGTCTTACTAAAATCTATATTGTTACCCCTATTTGCTCTAATTTCGTATAATTGGTCATTAAATTGGTCTCTGACTTCATATAAATCGTACTGTTGATAGATATTTTGATTAAAGTCATAAAGGGTATAGATTCCGTCGTCTATCGATTTAGATTGATTACCGTATAATGCAATTGCTAAAGTATCAAAGTCATGGTCTACCATTTCTACATCTAAAACAATAGGGTTAAAGAAAGTATTTGTAATTATAACATTTTGGCCTGGTTGTCCTATAAATGGAATCGCGTTAGGATTATTAGAAGGTGCACTAGTTGGTGTTAGTGTACAAAATATTAAATTTGTTTCGGTATTAGTGTAGACGTATCTAGGTGCTATTTGATTTGGGTTTGTTAGATTTGCTGCTACTGGTTCACAATAAAAATTAGATGTTACTATTCTAAAAAAGTTATGTATTTTTTCTCCATTTGCTTGTAAATATTCTATTCTATAACCAACTAGAGAATGTGGTTTAAATCTACTTCTATATGCTGCTGGTACATTATTTAAATCAAATACCAGTCCTTTTACGTTTGGTAGTGATGCCAATATACCACAATCTATTATAGTGGTTCTTATTTCTACTGGTCTTATATAGATTGTATAGATACCTTTTGCGGCAAAAACATTAGATGGTAATTGTAAATCATATAAACCACCTAAAATTTCAACACCATTTTGTCCACCAGTATTGTTTTGGTGATAGTGAGGTGTAAGTAGGGTGGTAGCTGGTAATTGTGAGACCACAAAATTAGAAGTAGCATCCCTACTAGGGGTGTAGTGTACAATAATTTGTACATCATCTGGAAGTACGTCAGCTGGTCTTTTTATTCCGTATGCTCCTAATGCCATCTTTTAAGGTTGTTTATTTATTTTATAAAACCCATATCCATGTAACTCTAATTCACCTAAATTTGGTGTTTGTCCTAATCTTTGGGGTCTTTCAAAGACAGTTATTTTTCCTCTTTCAATAAATATATTAGACCTAGTTTCTGGTCTTTCACAAACATTCATTAAAACTTCCTCTTTTGTTAAAGGAGGTATGCAACCATTTCTAAAAATTTTTTTAAATCCCATCTATCATTTTATTATAAATATCTAATTAATAATTTCTAGTATTTCATTTTATCTAAAATAACATATTATCTGTTGGTCCTGCTGGACCAATGACATCTACTGGGTCAGGCTCGACAGTTGGGTCACATATCCTACCTACACTGTCATAACGACATGGTTTCCAAGCTGAGTAGTATACCTGATAAGTCACACCCCATTGAGCTCCACTACCATAATTTACATCTCCATTTTGTGGTATATTATCAATAAAACAAGGTGGTGGCATATGTTTATGTAGAACTGGGGATAAATCAAACCATACAACTGGACTAACATTAATCATTTCTGGCTCCATACACCTACCTAGAACATCATCCCATCCATAATAACATGCACAACACCAACAACATCCTTTTCCATTATTGTCTACTGGATTAACGTCGTATATACACTCACCTATTTGAAAATGTAAGTAGTTACTTGTTACTGGAGCTGCTCCATGTGGGAAACTCACAGGTGTTGGTAAATACGTATTAAGATTGTGATTACAGTTATCACATGGTTCTTCTAGCACTGGTTGACAAGTTCCATTATCTACATCAATACCACAAGGTGCCCACATACCACCACCAATATTCTGTCCAACTATACTACTTGGTTCTGGTTGTCCATCTTTACATATCGGTGGTGCACTAACCGAGAATAATAAAGTTTGTAAACTTTCAGGTGCGTATGGATTTGCTAATGCTGGACTTGGTCCATATGGTACACAACAATAACAACAATCACCATCAGTAGGGTCAAAAACACAATCATTTATACTGTATGCTACTGAATTACTCCAAGGACCTAAATAATTTACAGGGCCTGTTAATAAACTACCTAAATTAACATCACAATCATCACAACCTAAAAGTGGGTCTGTACAGTCTAAAAGACAGTCTTGAAGAGCTGTTGGGCCCGTATATTGTCCCATTCCATTTCCTGGGTCTATACAATTACATGAACCTGGACAATTAACACAATCAAAAGTATCTGGTATTGTTGGGTCCTCACAACAATTAAAAGCTTGTTGGCAATCTAAAAGACTACTATATGTACCTGCAGGGTCTTCTACACACTGACAAGGTGGTCTACATATATTACTAGATGTTACAGCTATACACAAATTAGAATTACTAGTACAACCCGGAGCATTGTTACAAGGAGTATTAGGGTCATTAGCTATTTTTGAACTTACCTGTAATAAATCAATTAAAAAACCATCAGGTGAATATGCAGGGTTTCCTGCCGCACCTTGAGCTGGATTATAGAGGTCGTTCCATGTTGCTGGTGTAACACATGTTTGAGCGATTCCCCAAATAAAATGGAAGTAACTAGATGTGACGTTGGTAAACATCATATCTGGATGGCTAAATTCTATACCACTTCTTTTAAGACGATATGTATTACCAGCAGCATTTAAATTTGTTTCTTCAAAACAGTCTAGTGACAATGCCAATCCAGGCATAGCTCCATAAGGGTCAACTTGTGTACCACCTACATAATTTACATGTTCAGTATGATATGCTGGATAACCACCTAACACACCTGTTTGGCCATTACCTGGTAAGACAGTATATCCTAATGATTTATGTTTCAATAATAATACTTGTAAAGCTGTACCAGGATTAGAATAATAACCTAAATTTATGATACTATTAACTTGGGGGTTACTGTATCCTATAGTAAGTAATAATGAAGCGTCGGAAGGGTATACGGTAAATTCATTTGAAAAACTTTGGGTTAGACCAAGTCCAACTGGTTGAGTAACATATGGAGGGTGAGAACCAACCCCTGTATTCCAACCTGTCCAAGCTGATGATACTGTATTGTCACCCTTACATGCCCATGTCTCTGTTAAATAACAACATGTGGTAGTATCTGCGGTACACGCATCTAAAGTATTATACCCAACAGTAGCATTTGCATCCCAAATACATGGGCAAATTCCTGTACCTGGGTCTGGATTTCCTGTGTTACAAACATAATAACCAGTTGGGACGGGTTGACAACAAGGATTAGCGTTTGCTGCAATATTACAAGTAGGTAAATCGTTATAAATACAATTAGGTCCAGTAACACAAGGTTGGCAGTAACACGGTCCTGTTTGTGCACATTCACAATTAGACGTTGCGGCAAAAAGCCCAACATTAGTTTCCCCATAACTGTACATTTCTTGTTTTGCATCATACACAGTCATACTTGTAGTAAATGTTTGTGGTAAACTTAGATTTGCATTAACCTGATTTAATTGAGTGATAGCATCATTCCAATCAACAAAATATCCTGAGCATCCATTTGCTGCGGTATAAATGGTATTATTAGAATGACACTTAGGGCGTGTTCTAAATACACCACCAATACCACCATACTGATTAGGGTCAGGATTAGGACAAGAATTATTGACAGCGTTTGGACTTACAGCTTTTTTACTCTCAAATGGTGTGTTTGGTGGGAAACTTTGTACTATCCAATCAAAAAGTATGTGAGGGAAGTTCCAGGAACTGGTTCCTGCATTAATACCCATCGCTCCAAATCCAGTGGTTCCTACTGGATTTATTGGGTATTCCAGAGTTGCGTTAGAACATACGGTATATAGTGGTCCTCCTTCAATACATTCAAACATAGTTGTTGCTGCTGTTGTAGGACAAGAAGTGTCACATGGTACCCACATTGGGTACCCACCATTTGTTTGTCCACCAGGAAACGTGTTTGGTACATTGGCTGCTAAGAAATTTGAATATTCATTATACCACTGTGATGGGTCCATACCACCATGTAAAGCTGGGTCATATTGGTCGTATACCATAACATAACAACAACAAGTGTTTGCTGAATCACAATGTGTTACTACATCTGATATGTTGTAAAAATTAGTAGCTCCCCAACTAGGTGCACTAATAACACTACCCACAATTGGAGTTGGGATAATAACGGAACTTAATGACCAATTACCACTTGCATCAATTACAGGGAAAGTAACATTACCCGCGGTTAAACAATCTTGACATGGACAACAAGTTGTATTGTCTGAACCTATACCACCTAATGGATAAGAGTTTGTGGTACAAGCCGACATAGTATTATAAGCAGTACAAGCTAAATAAGGTGGATTTGCGGTTAAAAATGGTATAGTTATAAGACTACAATGACATGGGTCTGGTTGAGCTATCGCACCTAAATCTGGTTTACATTCTCCACATATAAAGTTACACTCATCTTGACAATCTGCCGGGTTTGAAAAAGGTCCATGTACACAATCTGCTGGCATCGTACCAACAAAACTTATACAACCATCAGTTGCATGGCAACAATATTCTGTTGATTGTGGACAACAAGGATATTGAGTTTGTAAACTTATACAATCTCCTATTGATATCGCACAACTAAAATTATATGGATTTAAGTCACATAAACAACTAACAGTTGTATCACAACAAAATCTACAAGCAGCTTGACAGTCAGTTAGACTAGCAAATCCTGTAGCTCCCGCTGGATACGGTGTAGCATTACCTTGTTGACCAAAAACTTGATTTTGTGTCCAACCTGGGAAAGGTGGTGTTGTAATCCATCCTTGAATAGTTGTTTCTGGAAAACAATTTGTTGTGGTAGCTGATTGTCCCGGATTAGTATCACAAAAATAAACTGATGGTGCTGTACAATTACAATTATTTGTATTTGCCCAACAATCAAAAGCTGACGTATGTTCTGGGAATAAACCTAATGGGTTACTACCCACAAACTGACATTGTCCTCCTGTTGATGATGCGTCACATGCCCATTTACAGTTTTCTTGACAGTCTGCTAAAGTAGTGTAAGCAGCAGATGGATATAGTGGGTCCCCTGGAAAAACTTCTATACATCCACAACCATCAGGTGCTACACAAGGTGATAAAGAACTACACCATTCTGTATCATCACAATGAAATTTACTAGTTGCTCCAGAACAACAATCTAAGTTATTTGGTGGTGGTGCTAATATACCTTGTTGACACTGAAATACACTTATAAACCCATACCAACTTGATGTGTTAGTTGTCACTCCATTTATAACATCTTGTAACATAACACAATCTGTAAAGTCATCAGTTGGGTCAGCAGGTGTACCATTATCATCACAGAAACAACCCGCTTTACAATGGTCCATACATGTACTTGCTGTATAACAATTGTTCGCGGCCTCTTGACCGAAAACATAATTACAAGGTACAACATTAAGGGTACAACCATTAAAAAAGTCACAACTATATGTATCACCAGATACTTGTTGACATGGGTCACAACCAAAACCTATACCTGCAGTAGCTCCACTTGGTGTACTACCACAACTTATCCACGTATTAGGGGTTCCATTTGGTGCATCTGGACCTCCCGGTATAAAATAATTACAATCATAGAATCCTCCTGGGTAAGGGTTACTATATATTGGTGTGTCACAATAATAACAACACACATCAGGTGCTCCTAATTGCCAAGATACATAATCATATAACTCATAAGCATTATATACACTATCCCATTCTCCTTGGTCTACACCAATACCTCCAGTAAACGGGTCACAAGCACATTCACAGGTTACTTCATCAGGTACACACCCAGTAGGGTTATCTGTAGTACATTGTGTAAAGTTACAATATATAGGACCAAGAGGGCTACAAGGTGGATTACCACCCACAACCGCAATATATACACAAGGCCAGTATGGCCAAGATGGGTCATACTGACCACTTGCTGGATTAAATATTTGTGAATTTTCATCACATTCTATATCACAACAACCTGTTGCCATACAACAAGCCGAAAAAGAATCATAGGGACCTCCAGGTGACCAACCCCAACCACTAGGTAATGTTGCTGGATTTGAGTAATTTTGACAGTTACCATAGCTACTACCATCTGTTAAATTAACAAGACAGTCATGTCCACCATCTGTAGGGCAATTGTCGTCACAATCTTGTGCGGTGGGATAACTTCCATTTGGATATAAAGCTAATAAACCTGGGTCTATAGGATTTGGGTTTGCACCGAACCCACTTAAAGGTACGTTTGCTGGGTTAATAGCCCAAGTTGCTTCCCAAGCTGGTAATGGTGTAGGGCAAGGTGATAATTGTTGGCAGGGTGTGGCATCACCACTTAAACAAACCCAACAGCTAGTTAATGGTGGTACACAATAAGTGCAACACTGTGCTGATGTAGTATAAGGACCACAACCTGGTGTAAAACAAGGTATACATGTACTACTACCAGGAAAACCAGTACCACCACTACAAGGTTGTACCCATGGGTCGTAACAAAGCCAAGCACAAGGACCAGGTATCCCATTATTATTATTTGGGTCACTAGCACAATCACCAGAAGTAGCGTAAGTACCTCCAACTATTTGTACACAACCTTGGTCACAAAAATATTCCCAAGCTGTAAAATCACAACACGCTGATATTCCTTGGCCTGGAACACCGTTTTCACAATCATTTAAAGTGTAAAATGGGTCTAAAAATAACTGATTATTATTAGCAGTTATTTGTGGGGTAGCTAGAATATAATTTGTCATTATATCGTAATAATCCGCATCCGGTAAAGCTGCACATGATACTTCAGAACAACAAGGTGTTGATGTTGGTGTTGTACATGACCAAGCTATTGGATTACACCAATCTTCACAATCTGTCATTGAAGAGAATGTAACTGAAAAAGGATATGTGGCTGCTGAGTAAGCTGGGTGTGTATAATCTATTTGAATACACCCTGGTTGGTCACAATTATATTGATTTGGGCAATGCCATCTATCATCGACTGGACAATTACCATTATTATATTCTGTTAAACAACCACCAGGACCAGCGTAAAAAGTAAAACTATTAGGTGTACTTCCTGAAATTAATTCACAAACATAAGGACCTGGATTGTTCAAATCTGGTGGACATACCCAACTTACACAACCTACATAATCCCAATAAGATACGTTAGTAGTTGCTGTAGGTACTATACCTGCCGGTACATTAGTTAAAGCTCTATAACAATTTCCATCTGGACCATATATAAACTCTCCTGTATTAAATGTTTGGGTGTTATCCCATTGTCCCGCTACACCAATACCACCCATAGGTGAATAAGCGTTGAATGGACTATATGGGTCAGCACATGGTAGTGCACTACCTGTAGGACAAGTTACACAGTCTGGTGTACAGGCCTCCCAAACATGTACATCTGTACCCCCAGTAGGATTAAGATAAACTCCTTGGTATAACTGATGTGGTAGTATTCCAGCAAATGGACTATTACCACCCACATTACTTGTTTGTACTATATCTGTTACTGCTATATAACAACAACAAGATTGTGGTGTAACATCATAAACTATATCTCCTTTAACATAATCTACAAATGGTGACCAATTAGGTGGATTAGCAGGTGCATTAGCTGTTATAGTTTCTACAGTTAAAGTAACTCTATCAATATATTCATCTTTTGTTAAACAAAATTCACAAGTTTCTTCAGGACACTCAAAACAATCTTCACCACCAAAAGCTAAAGAATTTAAACCACAACTAGTAGCTACAAAAATAGTTATTCCATTTCTAAAATCGTAAAAATCTATTGGTGTTTGTCCATTAGCTGAAGATATCGTATATCCCGTATATTGTACATTTGCCGCAAATATGTTTCCAACCATACCTGCTGTTATGGTATTTGTTAGTGGGTCAACAACATCACCACCAACTGGAACTACAGTAAATAATTCAAACCCATCAGGTAAAAATCCTGGTGCTAAAGTAGATGGTGCATTACTATAACTTGCAAATATACCTACAGTACTTTCTGTTATACCAGTAACTTCAAAACATGGAGTTATATTAGTACCACTATATTCGTTTATATTAGTACCGGAATCCAATGGATAGTAATTAGGTGTTCCTATGGTCCCATAAGTACCATGATATGCGGTTGATGTAAATAATGGTGGTGGAAACACAGAAGGTGTTGGGTTAGGTCCACTTAAATTTACTTGATATGGGTTACCTCCTGGTGTACTAGGTGATAAAGGACCACCCATACCCGCACCAGTAGGTGGGGCTGTAGAGAAGGGTTGAGCTAATATTTGTGTATACGTTAGATTAGGTACTGTTATTATTTGACTAACTGAAGTTGGTCCCCATGGACCATTATGTGTTATACTAATACTGTACTGTGAAGGATTCACATATTCGTATTCACTAGTTAGAGAAGGATATTGTAAATCTTCACAACACGGATAACCGTTTGCATTGAATGGGACAGAACAGTCACATTCTCCCCAATCAATTCTATATGATGATTTTTGAAATTCTTTATACGAACCAAAATCTGTTGTGTTATACACCTGTATTTTCATCCCATTACCTGTTGTATTAGCTGTAAAATTAAAATTAGAAAATACTTGTTGTTGGTCTATTCTTCCGTCCCAAATACTATAATGTCCTATATCGTTATAATCTTGTGTTAAAGTTACTGGAAGTTTATATAGAATACTATCTAAGGGGTCTAAACAACTACATATTTCTACACTTTCACCCCAAAACGCATTAATACCTTGTGAGTTTAATGATTGATTTATATTTGTATTAGTAACGTCATATATTGTAATTAAATCATTATAACTACCTGTATAAAAAGTTGAACCTGAAGTAAGTACTAAACCTTTAAACTGAACATAACTATATCCATCTGGGTTGAAGCAATTAGTTGGGTTTGGACTTAACGGTTGGTCCCATAGAATTACACACGGATTAGTCGGTGAACAATCTTTTAATTCGGTTGGAAAACTAGACATAACACTACTATCTATAGCATTCATTATTTGAGAACCTGTTGAGTTGTACATGGTTATCCCAGAACAATTTGTACTAAGGTTTATTGGATAAAAATTTGTTCCTCCAGTACATGGCATTGTCCAAGTACTTCCAGTATCTGGGGTACTTCTTCTTATTGTAAACTTTTGTATATCCATCCTATGTTGTTACGTATTCATAAAATTTTATTGGTCCATTGACCGTCTCACCTAATGGTGACAATACAATTCCCGTAGCTCCAGCTACTGAATTATATGGGTGTATAGTATAATTATATTTAGGTGTTGTATTGTATGTTTCTATATTTAAAATTACTTGGTAGTAGAAAAAATCTTCAAAACTGTATTGTCCTTGTATTGGTGTCGGTTCTTGATTTAACATTCTCATTACAGTACCAGTTCTAGCATTAAAAAATTTACATGTCATGTAAAATGTGTTAGCTGTAAATAAGTCTCTATCTTTTAACCATTGTAAATAATAATTTTCATTTGCACCTTCTGGTGCTGAAGCAGCAGAAAAAGCTGGTGTATATACATCATACAATGGTAGATTTATACCTTGACTTTTTTGTCTCCAATACTCTTCAGGGTCTTCAGCTAAAATTACGGGTACTGTTTGTTTTCTACAGTTATTAGTAGGCATTATTGTTGAGAAGAGTAGTTTTTGTTCTTCTCTTACTGGTACATCGAAAAAATCAAATTTAAAAAAACTTTTAGTAAATGATTGTGAATTTCTAGCCAGCTCTCCATTAGTATAACCTAATATATTAAAATCATTGACATAAGTAGTATTTAAACTATCCCAAAATTCAAACTCGTAATATATTTCAAAGTTGGGTGGGTAGTTAGGTGTATATCTAGTAGTTTCATAATCTTGTATAAAATTTATATTACTTTGTAATTCAATTTCATCATACATTTCTAAAAGTTGTTCTCTACCAACTTCATCAAATATTTGACCTAAAGGTACAACTACTTTCTTATCTTCCGAAGAAGCTTTTATTTGTATTCTATTCACAGACATCTACAAATTCTGAAACTACATTTATGCTACTAGAGCTATAACCAAACATTACAGGTTCTATTTTAAATTCTGTATTTAAATAAGGGTAATGTGCGTCATTTAAAAACGGATAACTAACACCATTATCCCCATCTTCAAAAAAATCTATAGGCAAGATAGGTCTCCACCTAAAGGTACCTTCTGATAAAGAATAAGTAGCGTATGGGGGTGTTGTAAATAGACTATCTTCATAACTTATAGTTGTGGATAATTTACGTATTGGTATTCTATGGTGTGGTTGATAGTTATATATTGATTTTACATATTGACTAGGTATAGAGGTATTGGGGTATCCCGCAAATTCATACATAGCATCTCTATTAAATTTTAAAGAGTGTTTGATTTCTGAAATTACTCTTTCTTTTAACTCAAAAGCATTGTATTCAACAAAAGCACCTCTATAGGTAGTACCACTTAAAGGTAGTGGGTCTAAACCATTAGTATTATTTTGAAATAGGTTTGTGGGGTTTGTATTATTATCCACAAATGGGTCTATGAATCCATTATGTCTAAAGTTCCACTCCCACCCATATCCAGTTGGTGAGTTAGCGGGAGCCTCGTAATGCCACATTAAGTTTCTATTTGTTTGAAAAATTGTTAGATATAATTCTGTCAAAGGTCTATTAAGGTTATCAGAAAATTCTTCCACATCTATATCAAGATTTATATTCCATAAAAAAGATTTAAAATCTTCTATAATTGCTGTTTTATCACCGTAACCATCAGGAGTTCTTCTAGATTTATAAACTCTACCTTTTTTATTATATATTCCATTTTCAAATCCAGTTCTATCTAATGTATAATCGGATGAATTAGTTATCAATTTATGAATATGGGTACAATAAGTAGAACGTGTCTCATTAATATTATCTAAATTTATTATACGTTTTATAACACAAAAGGAATTTGTTGGTACGGCTGCTGGGTCTATACCTTTAGTGTATATGTTTAGGACATAACTTTCTGAATTTGCAAATTCATTACCTAGAAAATCTACCTTGAATATGTTTTGATTAACTGTATTTGATACATTATTTATATCTGAAGTAATTGGTACGGTTGGTACTAGGTTTGCTCCACCAAAACTATTAATAGACACACTACTTTGTAATTCTACAAATTCACCTGAAGATATTCCGTGAGGAGATGCTGTTGTTATTCTTATAGTTTCTTTTCCATCTGTCGTTACTACTTGTATACGAGCTGGTATACCATCCCCACTATTAAAATTAATACCATCTGTACCATCACCCATACTAAATGACATAGTTTGTCCTGTATCACAACCTGAAATATAAGATATGTAAGCTACCCAATTATCTTGGTAGGAATCTAAACTACTAAATTGTGAAGCTGTTGTTATCCCATATCTATATGGTGGCATAAAAGTAAATAAATCTGATGGGGGTAAACCAACACAAGGTGGTCCTGACCAATAACCTAAACCTGGACTTGCAGTCGCGGGGTCTGGACAACCAATATAATCCGGTGTAAAATACATGTATTCCAAAACTCTACTATCGTTAGTTACTCCAGTTATCTGATTACTATATAATATATCTATTTTACCATAAGGTCTATATGTTGTAGAGTATTCTCTTTCAAAATCAAATTGGTCTCTTAGGTTAAGAACTAAATTTCTATCACCCTCTATCATAGCACGTTGTTCTGCTGTTAAAAAAGGTTGTAAACTAATATCTTTATTTTGAGCTCCGGCAAATCTAGATTCACCCCTAACAATTCTTATATTTTTTTTATTACTCATTATATTACACTATCTGCTAGTTCTTCATCAACATATAATCTAATGAATTTATTATAAGCTGTTTCTCCTGGTCTTAAACCAAAATAATAAAATAATGGTTGTGAAAATAACATAGATGGACCTGTATCTTGTGTCATTGGTGGATACGCATCTTGTGGAGTACCTGGTTGTGGGAAACTATTTAGTAAACCTACATTAGCTTGATAGTCACCAGAATTTATAGTTGGTGGATTACCTGCTGGAACTGTCCAATCATCTCCTTGTGATTGGTATGGTCCTGTAGTAAACTGCCAATCATTGTTTTCAGTACCAAAACCACCAGAACCATCAACTCTCCAAGTATAAAAAGGTATTACTTGTGAACTACCAGATAAATCATAAGCTAAACAATCTATTAAATCTGCTCCAGTCATAATTGTTGGTGTGGATGCTGTAAATAAATGTGGTCTCCACTGTATATCGTATGCTGGATTTACATTAACAGCATAATCAACATACGTACCACTATTAGCGTAACTGTTTGGTGTTGGGTATTCTATATCTTCTATGATTTGTCCTCCTGGAGGTGGTGCTCCTGGTGGAACAGTACAATCACAATTAGTGGTTGTGGTATTAGTTTCATAACCAAATACACCTAACATACAATTTTGCATTAAAGCTTGTGCCATATCACCCCCTATTTCATCTTCTGGTCTAGCAAACAAATCACCTAAATTCATATTAGGTTCAGAAGCTTTAAGATTATAAGCATCAGAAACTAAATCTGTTATATCTTGAAACGTTGTACTGCCTATTTGGTCGGTTACTGAACATTCTTGAGCAAATTCTTCATCCAAACATATTTGTTGAATGCATTGATTTCTTGAACCCATATCAACTATAGTAGTTGGAAAATATAAGTGTCTATCCATATCACCTTCCGAATGATTATTAGAACTACTGTTACCTCCTCTAACACCATCTGTATCACCTATAAAACTACCCGTAGTAGATGTATTCCATCTAAATGGAGAACATCTATAGTAAAAAGTATGGTCGTTAGGGTGTAAATAAACTACTTTTTTACAATATCTCGTACCTGAAGTATCATAAGTGTCATTAGCCGCGTCATAAGATAATTTAGCTCTAAATTGGAATTGGTATAAAAATCCGTTTACCCAAGCGTTTTCCCAAAAATAATTCATTATACCATTACATAACGCGGAAAATACCCTTTCTCTTCTATACCACTCTCTTATTACTACTGTATTAGTATTAAATCCAGCACAAGTTACATTCATACAAATTGGTTTAACATAACAACCTCCACCAGCAGCTAAATCATTATTAGGGTCTGTAGAACCACCTAACGCGTTTGGTGGTGGGCTAGAAGTTGTCGAATTGTACCCATATGAATCAGGACAACAAACTACATCTCTTTCAACACCAAAAATATTAGTAGATACCCCACAATCATCATTACTCCAACCATAACCAGATTGTAACACAGCCATGTCTGCGTTTGCGTTTGTTCTACACATACAATCTTCACATTCAGGATATTTTTTTTGTCTTAATGTGAATAAAATAAATCCTGATGGTATTCCGAAAACAGTACATGCTGGTTGACAGGAACTACTCCAACTTAGTTGTGAACAGATGGTTGGGGATGGTGGAAAGTTTAACATACTAGCTAACCAACTCCAAGCATTAATTAAATTGTAAATAGCACAAACTACTGTCATTATAATAGCAACCACAACCATTACAATACCAAAAACAGTTGCTATAATACCTACTATTGAGGTTAATGCTAGATATATAGCGTAAGTAAAAAATAAGATGAATTGGTTTAAAAATATAATAGCTTTTGCTCTTCTAACAGCACTATTAATTGGAAAAAACATTGCACTGGTAGAACATTGTTGGTCTTGTTCTGGTAATATTTCTTTTATACCTATAAATTGTCTTCTACCATTATGTTTTACATGGTCATGAAATTGAGAGTATGTGTATACCCTATTAAATGTCATATCATAGAATACATCTTTCGCTCCTGGTATTAAATTTGCTTGAGCCCATGGGTGATAGTCAGTATATTCAATAGAAAAACAATACGGGTCATATCTTTTATTATTACCTGCACCATCAACTAAATCTTCACCTATTTCAGGCCAATCCCCATTAATATCTGTATGTGGTCCAAATTCTCTAATTTGTGGTACTAGATGTGACCCACGTCTTCTTTGTCTAGCTGTACCAGCAGATTGTTCTGGTCTAACTCTAAATCTACACCTAGTTCTTGTAGCCACACCTAAGGATGGGTCGTTAGATTTAACTAAATTACCAAACTCATCCGTTATGACATGGTCTAAATTCATAGGCATGTGAACTAGGAAAGAACCCGTTTCGTCTATAACCCTTCCACCATTTTCAAAATAAAATCTTTCTAATACCGGCACTTGACCTCCACCTGTGCCAGAACCATCATAAGGCCAAGGAGGAAAAGCTGTTACGTCTTCTTTAAAAAAGGGAGTATATCTAACACAATCTATTATACCTGGTTGAGTGGCTAAACTACACAGTTCTCCCATATGTTTTTTAGGTCTACACCTTTTATTTACCGAATCTTTGTCTGTATCTGTAGCGGTACTACCCATAAAGACAGCTGTTGGTTGTATTTTAACACCTGAGTTAGCTAAATCAAAATCTACTCTAGTTATTGATGCGTTACAAAATTCTTCATCACCCCAAAATGGTCTTACGTCTATAGATTTTTGTTGGCCTATAATTTGTGGTAAAGAATCTATCGCAGCGTCATCTCTAAATCTCGTACCATCAAAATCAGAGTCTGGAAATCCTAATTGTTTAAAATCTTCAGGTAACATAGAAAAACATCCAATATCACTTAAATCCACATCCATTACTAGAGTTTGGTCACCTACTGGTACCCCATACAACATAAAATCACCTGATTCATTACTTCTTGCTGTAAATTTATAATATTTATCATAAACGTATTCTATTTCTTGTTTTTCTAAAACTTCGTTTATGGTTGGAAATGTACCAACTGGAATATGACAATCAAAGTTTGGGTCTTTAGATAAAAGATTGTATCTTTTTCCTGCACTATCAGTATCAAAAGGTTGTGTGAAGGGATATAATTGTCTTATTACTGGATTTTGTTCGTCTTCAGTATCTATCGGTATGAATATTGAAACTTTAGCATTTGGTATTCCGTAACCACCATTAGAAATAACCCTACCTACTACAACACCAAAATCAGCACACATTCTAGTGTAAACTTCATTTTGTGAGAGTGATAAACTTAAAATTTCTAATAAGTCAAAATCTTGGTTTAACTCAAAACTTACTTTTTGGTCTTTTCCAACTTGTGTTCTTACTCTAATAGATTTAGACATCTTTTACATTATATATTAACCCAAAAAAGGTTTATGGTGTTTATAAAATAAATAGTTCCACCATTAAAATTAAAAGTAAGTTATAGGTCAATATAGTAAAGTTTAGGAGAAAGTTGGTTTGGTATTTCTCTTAGTTCTAACAGCTATGTCCCTTTCTGGGAATCTAATTTGTAATATTTCATCAGGTTGTGCAAAAATAGTATCATCTATTAATCCTATTTGTTTGGTGGTTCCATTAGAATATGGTTGTGTACTAACAGATTGTGAGTATGGGTCACCAACTTTATTATATACTCTAATATCAACTATGTTTATAACACCTGGTTCATTCATTATTTGTTTTCTTAATTCACCTAAAGATAAATCCTGCCCCATCTCTATTTTGTTAACACCAAAATAATCCCCCACAATAGTAATTACATCTGTTACTACTTCACCTTGATTTACATCATTATTTAAAATTAAATCAATTTCAAAACTTAAATCTATTACTTTTGCCGAACCTACCATTATATAGTCATTTAACATTCTATGATTTGATAAGTATGTGGCTATATTATTTTTAAGTGTTGAGCTTACATTAGATGTTAGAGTCCCTTCTGGTGTGTACGACAACACATTTAATTTAACTTTATTTTCTATTTCCATCGCACTCACCTTTGCTGGTGCACCAAATGATGAAGGCATAGTTCTTAATTGTGAAACATAATCGTTTATTGTAACTGCTCTTTGTTGAGCTGCAAAATTAAAAGATATGTAATTTCTTATTTCTTCTTGACTCATAGGGTCTGCACCACCTATAGCGGATGTTACGTTATTTACAGCCAAACTATTAATAACGGTTTGGTTTATCTGTTGGCTAGGCCCAGCAACTACAAAATCTATTGTACCCACATTTTTAACTGCTCCAGCACCTATATTTGAAGCTTTACCACCACCAACCCTATATTGTATAAAAAGTGTAGTGTTACCTTTAACCGTATTACCTAAAGCTATGTTATTCATAAATCTAGACATGTCTAGTTGAACCCCTTTTGAACTAAATTCATCTAGTAAATCTTGTGAAGTTTGGTTACCACCACCAAATGTTAAAAAGAAGAAACCTTCTGGTGTGTATTCGGTAACAAATCTTTGTGGGGTTGTTACGTATTTACCAACTTTCATACCCACACTATCAGGTGGTGTAGATGGGTCCTCAACAAAAACTTCGTTTTGAGCTAAGGCTTCTACTTCACGCCATTTATTTGATAGGGGTGAAATAAACTCTGATGAGTTTGGTAGGGATTGGTAACCTACACCGTCTTTTTGTATTATTGAGGTGACTGATATCACATTTTTTTCTGGTAAAAATAATTTAAAAAATGGTTTACTGTCAGTATCTAAAATTTCTTTTTTAAATACTTTGGTGGTACCATTAACTAAAACCTCTCTTTTAGTTATTGTATAATTAATTAAAATACCGTTAGAATCAAAATTAGGTATTTTTGTACGATTGGGGATGCCTTCCAGACTATAAGGAGAAGAAAAATCACAATCATCCACTAATTCAAAAATTTGACCACCACCATTAAATTGTGAACCAGCTCTTAATAACCCCAAATATTTAAAATCTTCTTTATCACCTAAAGCTGGTACAATAACTGATAAATCACCTACTGTAACTGAAGGTCTATTACCCGGTACTTTTAAACCATATGTTCTTGCTAAATTATATAGTGAACTTCTTTCTTGTGCGAACTGAAGTACTGTTTCTTGGAAGGTTCTGTCTATTTGAAAGTTTAGATTATCCGCGACCGCGGCATTTAAGTCTAAAAAAACTGAGTATATAGATGCGTCATTAGCGTTTTGAATTAAATCTGGATAGTAAGTATTAGTTAACCTTAATAATTCATTTCTTATCCCTAAGAAATCTCTTTCCGTATAAGCTATTTGTTTTTCTGCCATATTATAAATTAATTATTACAAAATCTTTAGTTTGAAATACATTATCTCCAGCTGTATAGTCTATTCTAACTCTTATAGAATATTCTCTTTCTGTAGCACCAACAAAAGTAAAACTATTATCTTCTACATCTGGTGTATTTATTTCTTCCTTTTCTTGTTGCCTAACATCCTCAGCTGTCATTACTTCCACTTTTGTAATTGTTAAATTAGGTATAAACTTATCTACCGCTTCTCTTATTTCAGTGTCTATAGAAGTTTTAGTTGCTGCATCCATAGGTTCAAAAATATACCTCATTAAATTAGTGCCAAAATCAGGTAAAAAATAACGCGTACCTTTTAATGTAAGTATTAAATGAATTAAGTTAGACCTAACTTCACTGTCTGGTGTTTTATTAAGTCCAAGAAAAAATCCTTCACTACTTTCTGTAAATGGAAACGTTATACCGTATCTTTGATTGGGCATTCTTTTTTTATAATAAATACTTCAAAGATTATTTTAATTGTGTGTTTGTTTTTTGATGGGGTGGCCAATATGGGCAATGCTTACATCCATTACCACAACAACTACCACGTTTTTTATGGTACTCTTCTGTCATCACCATCATTCCATTTTGCCAATAAAAGTCTTTACCCTGTAGTTTAGGTTTCAGAAATTCTCTATAATGTAGTTCTGCTATCCAATCGTCTTTTCTATTCATCTTTTATATCTATTATATTTTCTTTGTGTTCACAGTGAGGACACGTTATTTTTTTATTAGTATTTAAATCTTTAGTGTTGTTTAGAGACAATAAATGGTAGTCAGAAACTGACCACCATTTATTACACTTACCACATTTAAAATGGTATAAGATTTCTTTACTAACTTTATGCTTCATCTAATTCTTTTTCCATCGATTTTAAATCAACATCTATTTCACAAGTACCACCAGCACAAGCTAATTCTCCAGTTAAGTTTGTATTATCATCTAACTCAACAACTCTACTTAAGTCAACATCCTTAAGTGACTCCATCATTTGATTGTATTTTTCCTCTGTAATATCTTCAAAAGGAGCTTGAGTATATGTACCACCATCATAAGGTAATACTGATAAACCATTATAGTGTTTTCTATTTTCCCACATCCATTCACCGGCTGGTTCCCAATCTTCTTGTTTTAATGAAATAGTTGCTGATACATT